GATTCATTTCGCCTCATAGAGGAGCCTGAGTGTATCGAAGGCGACTATGAGAGGTACGACGCTTCAGTTCATGGAAAGAAACTGAAGAAGGAAGCCAAGGTGCATCAAACTCTCTCGAGAAATCCTAATATCGAGAAGGCCTTGTTGCGTTCCATTTTCACCGTCGGATACGACAAGTTCGGCAACAAGTTTGCGTCCGATGGAGAACGTCATTCCGGGGATTCCAACACGTCCAATGGCAATACCCTCAACCAGGGGATGGACGTTGTTTTCTGTGCCGCAGTACAGCAAGTACCACGTCCTGAGTTCACGGGCACTGGTCTTGATCTGGAGCGCCAGATACGTGCATGGGTCCTCACGATGCCTGACCCTGAGCAAGTCTTTGAGAAAACTCAACTCAGAGCTCTCTTGCTCGGGGATGATTCTCTGCTCCTGTTCAAGAAGGGGACGATAGATGTGACTAAGTTCACACTGTCGTTGCGTGGGCTAGGCCACGAATTGGAGGCAAAGAAATACCAAGGTGAGCATGACATACGATTGTATGCCACCTTCTGCTCTGCGCGGTTCTACCCCGTGCAGGCCTCCGGGCAGCGCAAGGTCATTCTTGCCCCCCCGATTGGCCGTGTCATGGCACGAGCTGGTTATTTCACCAACCCCCCGAAGAACATCCCACTAGCTTCCCTGGTGAGGGGAGATGCAACATCCCGAATGCAGGATGCTTCAGGAATACCATTCTTGAGGCCCTATTGGAAGAGAATTTTGGCTTTGACCAAGGGAGTCAAGGCAGCCAAGGTCCGTCGCGACAATCAATTTCTCATTCACACATCCAGAGCCTACGAACCAAGTGCCGAAACATATGCACACGTTGAAGAGCTCTACGGCTTGACCCGCAAGGATGAAGAGAAGTGGATAAGTGATCTTGGTAAAATTAAGGAGCTACCCCACTGTCTGGATCGCACCATGTTCGCTCGAGCGTACGAACTCGACGGCATGCCAGTAGATGGGCCTTCTGTACATGTCCCGGCGGAAGTTCCAAATATCCCGCCAGCCTCCACTGTTCCGCTTTCACTGGGCGAGTATAAGGAGAGACACCGTGATGTCAGGGTTCAGCATCCCAAACGCACCGACCCTGAATTCCACGAGCATGTTGATCCCCATGATTTTGGTGAAGATGAAATCGTGGAAACCCTCGAGGCCATTTCGGAGGACTTCGAGGAAGAGGCTTTTCCGGAGGAATTCAAGACGTACGAAGGATTCGATTTTCGTCGGAGCGGTGGGTACACTCGCGAGGAGTTTACGATTGCCCTCGAGAGACTGTTGCCACATCGCTCCACTCTCATACAT